TAAAACTTACAAATTAATCGAGCATTTCGCTACCACATTGAAAATTAAGGGCATGGGGCCATCAACTATTCAAAAGCTCAGGATAACTACAATTCCTCAAATATACGAACTGAGCTTAGGTGAAATGGTAGAAGCCCTTAACTCTGAAAAAATTGCTGTAAAACTATTTGACGAAATACGAGATAGTAAGAAAGCTAGTCTTTCTGAAGTACTCCCTGCTTTTTCGATTCCACTCATAGGAAAAAGTGCATCGTCAAAACTGTGTGCAGTAATTAGTTCAATCTACGATCTTAACGAAGAGGCTTGTACTACGGCGGGGCTTGGACCCAAAGCAAGCAAAAATTTGCTAGAATGGTACAGTACCAAATTTCTCCGCGAGTACAAGTGGCTACCTTTCTCTTTTGAGTCTGTAGATGTAAAATCTGTGATTGCCCCGAAAGGCACAATCTGTATCAGTGGCAAACTAACGTCTTTCAAAACTAAGGCAGAAGCAGAAAAAGCTCTCACAAATCGTGGGTGGATTGTAAAATCTTCGCTCACAAAAGATGTAACGCATCTTGTAAACGAGAGCGGTCTGGAAAGTTCCAAGACTAAAAAGGCAAGAGAAAGTGGAATCTCTATTATCACTAATCTAAATCAACTTATAGGAAATTAATATGGCAATTCCAAAGTGGACTGATGAACGCACAGCTGCTCTTACTGAGTTTGTTGGTAGCGAATCACCAGTATCTTACGCATCGGTTGTCGAAGCTGCTGACCAGCTCGAAACCTCCCCCCGTTCTGTAGCTTCCAAGCTGCGTAAAATGGGTCATGAAGTAGAATCTTCTGCTTCTGTAACTTCTCGTGCTTTTACGGACGCACAAGAAAATACTCTTCGTAGCTTTGTTACGGATAATTCTGGTACTTACACCTATGGCCAAATCGCTGAAGCCTTTGAAGGTGGAGAGTTCTCTTCAAAGCAGATTCAGGGCAAGCTTCTGTCTATGCAACTGACTGAGCATGTAAAGCCTACTCCCAAAGTAGAAACTCCTCGCTCTTTCACCGAAGCTGAAGAAACTGAGTTTGTAAAGCATGCGTCTGCGGGTGCATATCTCGAAGATATTGCAGAAGCCCTTGGACGATCTGTAAATCAGATTCGAGGCAAGGCTCTGTCTTTGTTGCGTCAAGGTTCTATTGATGCAATCCCTGCTCAGAAAGAGAGCAAGGCAAGTGCTAAAGTCGACCCCCTTGAAGGTGTCGATGTTGCAGCGATGACTGTTGAAGAAATCGCAGAGCAGATTGGTAAAACTGCTCGTGGCGTCAAAACGATGTTAACTCGTCGTGGTTTGACGGCTTCTAACTACGACGGAGCAGCAAAAGCAGCAAAAGCTGCGGGCTAATCCGTTTCCCCCCGAGCTGGGGTGAGGCTTCGGCCTTGCTCCGGCTTTTTATCGCTAAAAGTTTATTACGGAGAAACTAAGTGAATCTGGCATCTGTTTTACTGAAGACCATTATCGCGAATTGCGATATGGATACTTGGTCGAACTCCCAGAAACACTACTTTCCAGCCGAGTATTCTTCTCTATGGACTTATCTTAATAAGTATGTAGAGGGTCATAGTATACTTCCGACCTTTGACGATCTACGTCTTGCAGTCCGAGATGCAACCCTTCGTGACCGTTTCATCGCGCTTGAAAAAGTCGAGGATATGGAGATTGAAGGAGCAACGCTTCTTGAATATCTAAAAAACGAATATACTCAGATTGAGATTATGAATCAGCTGGAGAAGTATCTCTCCGACTCAATCGCAATGGAGTCTGCTCAAGAAAACATTGAGCATTTACAGACTATCGTTTTGGATCTTGAAGAGAAGGTAGACCTCAAAGATACTAGTACAAATATGAGAAAAATGGAACTGTTCGAGCCTCAAGAAGAGCTTGATAGGTTTGTTCCTCTTGGTTTGAATATCGACTTTGATCGACTTCAATCCTTCGGCCCGTCCGACTTTGTACTTATAGGCGGTAAGCGTGGCGCGGGTAAATCAATTACCTGTGCAAATATCGCATCAAATGCTTATGAACAAGGAAATTCTGTAATATATTTCACTATCGAGATGACTGCTCGTAGCATTATGCAGCGTTGCTGCTCTATAACTACGGGTGTTCCCGCCGCCGCTATTCGTAATCGAAATCTTTCGGTAGGCGAGTGGGAACAGGTCGCTCGTTGGTGGTCTGAAAGATTCGAGGATGGTGAGAGAGCTTTCTCTCGCTATCTCTCGCATCGAGACTTTGATATGTATCATGGTGAACTCACCGCAAAACCTCTGCGTGAGAAGCAGCTTGATATTGTCTATACACCTTCTCTTACTCTTGCAAACATTCGTACAGAGTTGGATAAGAAAGTTGCAAAGCTACAGCCTCGAATTGTGGTTGTAGATTATATTAACCAAGTTAAGCGTTCGGCTGTAGGAAACAGTCGTATGGGTCAGTATGACTGGACTGAGCAGATTGAAGTGAGTAAAGCTCTAAAGACTTACGCACAAGATTATGGCGTAATAATGGTATCTCCTTACCAAATTGATGCTTTAGGTGAAGCTCGATTTGCTAAGGGTATACTTGATGCCGCAGATGCGGCGTTTACTCTTGATGCGCACAATAAAGAAGATAATATTATTAGCTTCAATTGTGCAAAGATGAGAAACAGTGATGAAGTGAGTTTTACTTCCACGATGGACTGGACGTCCCTCCGTATTGGTCCTGAAACAGGGTATATACCAAAAGACGATGACGGTCCTTCTGAGGATGTATACGAACTATGAAAAAATTCTGGACTATCTGGAAATATGCTTTAGGTGGATTCTCTGATGACAAAACGGAACCTTATGATAACTATGTTGCAATGTTACGCACTCTTATTGTGGGCGTTAATTTTGCTACGTGCTTTTTTATAATGGCAAACGTGGTGCATAACTGGTGAGCGCAGTGATAGACCTACTTGAAGAGCGTGGCATTTATTATCGGCTGTCTGGGAAGGATGTGCTGATTAAGTGTCTGAACCCAGATCACGATGATGGAAATCCAAGTATGCGTATTGATAAAGTACTAGGGGTTTTTCACTGCTTCTCTTGCGGCTATAAAGGTAGTCTCTTTCGACATTACAATGTAGACTATAGCGAGACAGAAATACGACGAGAAAAACTGAAAAGATTATTATCTACTATACGTTCTTCAGGAGTAGGGCTGTCGATGCCTGATAACTACATGCCGTATCTAGGAAACTGGAGAGATATAAAACCAGAAACCTATCGAAAGTTTAACGCATTTCGGCATCATAATACCCACTTTATTGGTAGAATCAACTTCCCAATTACAGATGCAAGCGGTAGAATTGTGTGTTTTCAAGGACGAGATGAGACGGGAACACTTGATAATAAGTATATGTTCTACCCAAGCGGAGTCAAGTTACCGCTGTTTCCACAAGTTCGCCCACTTCAGGGGCGTGTCATTCTCGTGGAAGGTATATTTGATATGCTCAATCTGCATGACAAAGGACTTGACAACGCCATCTGTTGTTTTGGTGTAAAGAATTTTAATGAGACAAAGTTTAATTATTTAAAGATTTCTGGCGTGACGGGGCTTGACCTTCTGTTTGATGCAGACCAAGCAGGAGAGCAAGCCGCCGAGCACGTCAAAAAACTTGCTAAGAATTTCCCTGTGCGAGTAATTAGCCTACGATCTGGAGATCCGGGCTCCCTCTCACAGCCACAAGTAACAGGACTACGGAGAAAGCTCTATGGCTAATGTAGCCGTGATTGAAACAAAACCAAGTAGAAACGATTATGTTCGACTCTTCGATAACGAGTTCGAGTTCGATCGTTTCTCTCTTACTTCAGACCCCAATCTTGCAAAAGTGCTAAAGAAAGATGTGGATTTGGAGTTTGACCCCGACGCCTATGAGTGGATAATTCTCATTGGCTCAGAACCCCTCAAGTTCTACACAAAGGTTACTCAGGTAATGCAATATGCCGGAACAATTGTAGATGACAAGTTTCTTCCTACAATCAATCCAGCAATGCTCGCATTTAAGCCTGAAGCCAAGAAGACCTGGGATGATGCCAAGAATAATATTCTCGGATACATTGCAGGCACAAAGAAAAAGGCAGACATTAGTGGTGACAAGTTTGTTGGGATTACTGAAAAGGAAGATACTCTCGCCTATATTCAGGCGTGTATCGACTCACCTTTTGACTTTATCGGAATCGACTCAGAGACAACAGGACTTTATCCT